AACAGGATCAGGTGTTTCTGGATCATATCAACAAGATAGAATCTATGGCGTCAACGGTCCATTTACTGCACCATTTGGACCATTAAACTATAATTCTTTAAACATGTGGTGCAGAAATTGGATTGCTCAAATGACCTTGGCATTATCAAACATCCAGCTTGGACGTATCCGTAGCAAGTTTAAAAGTTTTCCTATCCCCGGTGCTGACCTTCAACTAAATGGAGATGATTTAGTTAATCAAGGCAAAGAAGACAAAGAAAAGCTTATGACAAGCTTAAAGGAAACTTTAGACAATTTAACTTATGATAAAATTGCAGAACGGGAAGCTTCTAAAGCAGAAAACATGGTTAAGCAGTTAGCACTTATACCGATGCCACCAAAATATGCAATTGGTATCTTTTGATTTTATATTGAAGGATAATTCATATGTCAAGACTATTCATTGGACAACGTGAAATTCAATTTATCAACGATCTTACAAAAGAATTCATAAAAGACGTTGTTGGGCAAACAGTTCAATATTTTCCTGTTTCACCAATCAAAAGTAAATTAAACACATTATACAATGAGTCCATCGAAAAGATTTTTGAGAATCCAATAAGAATTCCAGCACTTGTTGGAATGCCAGAATATTCAAGTAAAACAACAGGTTTTGGATCAGATATTGAAGCCAAGATCGAAGTATTAATTCAATTCAAGGATATGCAAGACAAAGGTATTGTTCCATCTGAAGGTGATTTCTTTTCATATGATGATGTGTTGTATGAAATTTTAACTGTGGTAAATGCTGGTAAAAATATTTTTGGTCTTGCTGAATATAATACAGCTTGGAAATTAACGGCTAGAAATGCAAGAATTGGTAAATTGACCGTACCAAACCTACCAACCCCTCGTCTTGCACCAGAAGATGTTGAAAAAGTATTTGAACAACAACGTGGTCTTTCATTAACAAATGAAGGTGAAGCTACAGGTGATGTTCGTGAAATGCGTGAACGTTTGAATGAATATATGGCACCAATTGCTCTTGGAACAGGAGCCAAACGTGTGGAGCCAAATGTTGATGATAATGGAGACTTCATTGAAGGAGACAAAGCAAGTTCGTTTAACAACGATCCTTTACCTCCAAAAAAAGGAATTTATGACGAATAATGCTGGATACTTATAAAGTATGACAACACGATTAAACGTTCCTGTTATTGAAGGCAAAGAACAAATACCAACAGGGTATGATATTGCAAACAACGATCCATCAAAGTTTTATATACCTCCTTGTGGTATTGAAGATGTAGATGGTGCAGTTCACTCTTTATTTGATAAAGATATATCTTTTAGAACTTATCAAGGTGTTTCAAACTACGAAAAAGAAGTAAATGTTAAAAAACCATTTGTTATTTTAGCAACAGGTGAAAGGTTTGCTCTTGCCAAGCGGTTAAAACCTTTTAGAGACGTTAGAACAGGAGCATTATTGCTTCCAGCTATTTCTATCCGTAGAACTGGGATCGAGCAACAAAATGGCGATGTATTCCCCGGCGAACTTACAATAAAACGTAGACTTGATGAATCAGACAAAGATTATCAATCTTTGTTGAATAGATTGTTGCTACCGAATGTTCCCGTGCCACCAGACACTTTGCGTGAAAATAAAGGTGAAGATCAAAACTTACCTTCAATAAAAGAAGGAATGTTATTGGATGATAAACCTAAAGGTTTGCGTGCCGATCATGTCTATGAAATTATAACAATTCCTTTTCCACAGTTTTATACAGCAACATATGAAATAGCTTTGTGGTCAAACTATACACAACACATGAATTATATGCTGGAAACAATATTGGCAAGCCAAATTGCTCCCGGCAAAGGTTTTTATCTCAAGACAGAAAAAGGATATTGGTTTGCTGCAACAGTTGATAGCGGATTAAATGCTCAAGACAATTATGATGATATCACAGACGCTGAAAGATTAACTAAATACAGTTTTAAAATGACTGTAAAAGGTTATATTTTGGCACCATCTGGCCCCGGTCAACGTGTACCATTCAAACGTTATTTGTCAAATATAAACGTTTCATTTGAAACATACGTTGCAAAAGGTGAGGTTTTTAGTGAAATAAACACACAACAATATGAAGGTACAAAAGTTGACCCAACACTAACGAATCCTTTCGTGTTAACCGATATCGAAGAAAACCCACTAACAGCACAAAAGCCAACAGAACAAGAAAAAATATTGTTTCAAAAAACATACAAAGATCCAACAACCCAAACAACACAAACCAAGTATGTTAAACAAATGGCATACAATCAAAAGCAGGGTGAAACTGTCTATACAGCATCAGATCAACAAGCTTTATACGATTTTTTTGTTGATAACAAGGGTTAATTGGTAATACGGTTTTCTATCGCTATTTATTAAGCAAACACTTAACTAAATAAAGTGAGGAAAAACCATGCCAGAAACCGTTTTAAAAGCACCGAACTATTTTGATAGAGAGTTCGATTTAACTGAACGCACAATTCCTGTTGGTGGAACACCAGCTACAATTATTGGTCCTGCTGAAAAAGGACCAGCATTTGCACCAATTACTGTTGGGAGTTATCTTGATTTCAGCAATAAATTTGGTGATGTAAGCTCCAAATATGTTGGCACTTATGCTGTTCAAAAATTTTTTGAGGCTAAAGGTAGTGAAGTAGCTTCTTGTAATTTTATTCGAGTTCTTGGAGCAGGAGCTAACAGTAGCTCTGTTGATATATCACAAACAGAAATAAGTGGTACAGTTGTAAATGCTGGTATGCAAGTTGTTGGCAACGGAACTGTATTTGCATCTGGTGCATTACAAGGTCGTGTACAATTCTTGGTAGCCAAACATTTTGTACAAAACAATGAAGTGTTTGGCTATCCATTGTTTACAAACAATGATAGCTATAATGTAAATGGGTTTACATCAGACAATGATACAGTGAATCTTGTACGTGCTGTGTTGTTCACAACCCCAGATGCTCGTGTGCTTGTATTAAGTGGAGCAGTTGATAAAACATATGTGCCAACAGATTATCTTGCTGGCAATGGTATCGGAGAAGCAGCAGCAGTAGGTACGGCAGCCGCAGGAAACATGGCAGGGTTGTTTAAACTTGTCATTTCTTCTTCCGCTGGTAACTCATTTTCATCAGATGATGGATTTGCTGGTCTAAAGATTTTTTCTGCATCACTTGATCCAAGTTCAGAAAAATATGTTGGCAAAATGCTAAACACAAATCCAGAAAACTTTGCATCATTAAAACATTTACTATATCTAGATTTTCCAGTAGATGCAGAAGTTGCAACACTGTCAGCAAGTTTGGGTATTAATACTGTTGCTATACTTTCTGGTGCATCAAATACCAACTCTCTTGGAATTGATTTTGGTAAAGCTTTTGGTTATTTTAACACACGCTATACAACACCAAAAACTCCATTCTTTATTTCACAACCATTTGCTGGTATTGAATATGATTTGTTCCAAATAGAAAGCCGTGATGATGGTGCATATGGAAATGACAAGTACAAAATAAGCATTGCAAATTTGCAAGCATCCACAAATCCAACCACCAATTATGGAACATTTACATTGCAAGTAAGAGTTTGGAATGATGTGGATGCTGAACCACAAATTCTTGAAGTGTTTAACAATCTATCACTTGATCCAAACAGTGACAATTATATTGTTAAAGCAATTGGTGATAAACGCACAAGTTTCAATTTTGATGCTATCGAAGCTGATGATCGTAACATTGTGATTCAAGGAAAATATGGTAATAAGAGCCGTTATATTCGTGTTATCCCAAGTTCTCAACTAGATGCTGGAGAAGTTCCTCCCAAGGCTCTTCCATTTGGTTTCCGTGGTCATCAAATGTTGCTTACCAACGTTTCACTAACTGACCAAACTGGTTCTATTTCTCCAACACTTTCACGTATTACTGGTGTTAGTGCAAGCTATAATGGTGGTGGTGCATCACTATCTGGTTCAATTGTTCCACCAGTTCCATATCGCTTTACAATCACACGTAACCCATTAACTGCTTCTGGTACAATTTTTGGTGCTCCAAGTTCACAAACTGTACTTGATGGTAGACTTTACTGGGGTGTTAAATTTGAACGTAACAACAAAAACATTCTGAACGTTAACGTAAACACAGAAACAAATCGAATTGTTGAAAATTTTGCTAAGTTTTCTGGTATTGAAAAAATGGATGTTCTTACAACAGGTTCAGCAAATGATTTGTTGAATAACAACAAATTTTCACTTGCTAAAGTTGCTTTGAATGCAACATCAATTTCTACAGTAACCACAAATACACCAGCTTCGCTTATGCGTGAAGCTGCATATCTTGGAAATGCAACAATTGATCCAACAACTTATGTTGCAACAAACTTTAGCAATCGTATCACACTTGCAAGTTTGTTAAACAGCAGTTCTGCAACAACATTTAATAATTTCTCTCAATATGCGAAATTCACAACCTTTATGCAAGGTGGTTGGGATGGTGTGAATATTTTTGACAAGCAAGCATCTCGTTTTACTGATCAATCAACATCTACAGAAGTTGGTGCGGGTGGAGTATACGGTCTTGCAAACGCAAGCTATGTTTCCCCCGGTGCTCCAACAGCAACAAATTACACAGGCGTTGGTACTTCTAACCAAAACGTTATTGCATATCGTACAGCACTTGATATTGCAACCAACCCAAGTCTTGCAAATAATAATATTCTTACTGTTCCCGGTCAACGTGATCCACTCGTTACAAATTATGCACTAGAAAAAAATACAGCTTATGGTTTGAGTTTTTATCTTCTTGATATTCAACCATATGACAAAGATGATGTGCGTATTTTCGATGGTGAATCTGGAAGATATGTTTCCATCAACAAAACATCAAATGCATTCATTAATCGTGCATTGGATAACAATGGTGGTGCAGCATACTTCCCAAATATTATTATGGATGATACTGTTAACACCCGCAGAGTAACAGTTCCAGCAACTATCGCTGCTGTATCTGCATTGTCATATAATGACCGTGTTAGATTCCCTTGGTTTGCACCAGCAGGGTTTGATCGTGGTAGTTTAAACTTCGTTATCAATACTGCTATTAGACTTAATCAAACAGATCGGAACACAATGTATGATGCCAACATTAACCCAATTGTTAAGTTCCCCGGTGCCAACTATGTGTTCTTCTCACAAAACACACTACAACTAGCAGAAAACGCTTTGGAATCTATCAATGTTAAAAGAATGTTGTTAGAAATCAAGCGTCAGATTGTTGCAATCGGTAACCGTTTGTTGTTTGAGCAAAACACTCCAACCCTTCGCACACGATTTGTCACTGAAGCAAGTTTGGTTCTGGCAACAGTGCAATCCCAACAAGGTATTGAACGCTTCGCAGTTATCTGTGATGATCGTAACAATACTGCTGAAGACGTTAATAGCAATCGTATGAACGCACAAATCCGTGTACTACCAACAAGAGCAGTAGAATATGTTGTTATGGATTTCGTTATTCTACCAAGCGGAGTTACGATTTAATTCATAAATCGTCTTTTGTTTGGTTAATCTATAACCATTGAAAAGAAAAACTGCTGCTGGAAGGCGGCAGTTTTTTTTTATTATTCTATTTATCCGTAACATATAAATTTATGGAGAATAAAACATGGCACTATTGAGCCCCGGCGTACAAGCAAGAGAATTTAATATCAGCCAACCAGTTGTAAGAACTCCCACAGGAGTACCAGCTTGTGTAATTTCACCCACTGTTCAAGGACCAGCATTTGTTCCTACAATGGCAACAAGCTTGACACAATATATTTCTATATTTGGTGATGTTAACACAAATACCCCACTAGGTTATCTTTCTGCAAGACAATGGTTTGGTAATACTGGTGTACCACTCATGCAAGTAAGAGTTCTTGGTGCTGGTAGTGGCAGTGCAAGACAAGGGGATGGTATTGTTGCTGGTGCTGGTTATGTTGTTGGTTCTCAACAACCAAGTGGAAGTGGTGGTGCTCTCGGCAATAACATTTATGCAAATGCTGGTGGTGTAACTGGCTCTGTGTATATGCTTGGTTGCTTTATGAGTGAATCAGTAGGCTCATCTATATTCTCTGATGCTAGCTTGCAAACTTCAACAACATCAGTTCCAATTGTACGTGGTGTTTTGTTTGCTCCATCTGGGGTTGTTCTTCGTTTGTCATCAGCAGCACAAGCTTCTGATGCACCAGCTTCAAACTTTGTAGCCACTGAAACAGCATTCTCTGGTGGATTCACAGGTTCAGTTGATCTTTTAAATGGTCAACAAAACTTTGTTATGATCCTTAACGGCCACAAGGGAACAGATACACGTTATCCAAACGTAATCACTGCAAGTTTTGATCCACAAGCAGTTGATTATTTCAGAAACGTTTTTAATACAGATCCCCTTAAAACACAAGAAGCTGGGCACTTGTTGTATGCAGGTTATGATGTTTATTCTGCTCTTGCAGTACCAACTGGTTCGGGTATAATTGTTTCTAATTCGGGTTCTGCTTATGGTAACAAACAAAACATTGCATTCATTGTTCCAAGTTCTGGTTCAAATGCAACACATACTTCAAATATCGGAAGCAGCATCACACCAAACTTTGAAAACTTTCAAGATCGTTACGGTCATGCTTTCTCACCTTGGGTAATTTCACAAGGGTTTGGTGGGGTTCCAGTTAATCTTTTCCGTTTCCACCATCTATCTGATGGTGAAATAAGCAACACCCAAATCAGAGTTTCTATTATCAATATTCAACCCGGTACTGCAACGCAACCATATGGCACATTTGGTGTTGAAATTCGTAGACTTAATGGTTTGGATAACGAGGGAGCTTTGGAAACATATACAAACTGCTCACTTGATCCAACTTCACCAAATTATATCGCTCGTAAGATTGGAACCATACACACTTTCTTTAACTTTGATACAGACGTAGATTCCCAAAAAGTAACAACAGTTGGTGATTATACAGTTAACTCAAGATTTGTTCGTGTTGAAGTTGCTGATATTGTTGATTCTGGCGAACTTGATCCATCAGCAGTGCCTTTTGGTTTCCGTGGACCGCAGCACCTTGTAACACAAGGTTCAAGCTCTCTTTATAATATCAAACAAGGCGATCTTCTAAATCCATCATTCCCATACTTTTCTGCTCTTGCCGGTGGCGCAGGTGGAGGAGTACCACTTTATAATGCTTCACAACCACCTATTCCGATGCGCTTGAACCTTAAAAAAATTGCTGCTTCTTCTGGTGTTGACACAGGGTTGTATTGGGGTGTTCAATTCCAAAACATAACAAGTTTGTCCGATCCAAACGGTAGCTCTATCTTTAATCCAAGCATTTTTGGTTATAACTCATACTTCCCAAACCTTGAAGGTTCAACATATGTTCAACCAGCAGTGTTTGATAATAATGGTTCAGCAACCACAACAGCAAACGGCATTATTGATTCAGATTTGTTTAACAACAACCTTTTCTCTCTAGAAAAGATTAAGATTGTAACAGGTAGTGGAAACGTACCAGATACAAGCACAACAGCACTTTTAAGTTGGAGCTATGTGCGTACAGGAAATGTTGCTTCTGACAATGCAACAAAAACAAGGGCTCTTTCAGTTGATGATCTTGTTGAAAATGCATCAGTGCAAAAACTAGCTAAATTTAGCTTTTATCTTGAACGTGGGTTCGATGGCACTCGTATCTTTAATCCAGATACACGTTATCTTAAGAACGCAGCCGTTTCTCAAGAAATTACTCGCACAGATCGTGGTCTAACAAACGGTCCAACTGTACAAAGCTACTTGAAAGCAATCAATGTTATTTCTGATGTTAATGATGTAAGCATTCAACTTCTTACAATCCCCGGCATTCGTGTTCGTTACGTAACTGACACGGCAATCAACGCTGTAGAAAATGATCGTTTCGATTGCTTCTATATCATGGACCCAGAACAATATGATTCTAATGCAAACGATCTAACTGGTTCTTATACAACTGTAAACGTTTCACAAACAGCACAACAGTTTGTTAATCGTGGGGTAAACAGCAGCTTTGCTGCTGCTTATTTCCCAGACGTTAACATTCGTTTGGATAACGGCACTGTTTATGAAAAAATGCCACCATCTGTTGCTGTTCTTGGTGCATACGCTAAAAATGATACAGTTGGTCAACCATTTAATGCTCCCGCAGGCTTTACAAGAGGTACTCTTTCAAATGTAACAGATTTCGCTGTTGCACTAAATCAAGCCAACGCAGACACCCTTTATGTGGCGAGATTGAACCTCTTGCTTTCCAAACAAGGAGTTGGACCAGTTGTTTGGGGTCAAAAAACCTTGCTTAACAAAGACAGTTTGCTTAATCGTGTTAACGTTCGTAGATTGCTTATTGCAATTCGTCGTGAAGTACGTCAAGTTGGTACACGCTTCCTTTTTGAACCAGCAACATTCACAACCTTGAGTGCGTTTAATGCTGCTGTTCAACCAATACTTGCACGTTATCAATCTGCTGGTGGTGTGGAACAATACAGAGTCGCAATTGACACAACAACCACAACCCAAGCAGATCTAGATAACAAAACAATGCGTGGTAAGATTTTCCTAATCCCAACAACAAGCTTGGAATTCTTTACCATTGATTTTGTTGTTACCAACCGTGAAAACTTCGTTGGTGGCTGATAAATAAAACCAATAATAACAATATTTATAAAACAACGTATAGGAGAATTTTAAAATGGCTCAAACCTTATCAGTAACAGAAATGCTTCCAGCCAAATTTACACCAATGATGAAACGTTCCTTCGTGTTCGCAATCGAAGGTATCGACGCATTCTTGGTGAAAACAGCAGCCCGTCCAGAAATCACAACTGAAACAGTAACAATCAACTGGATTAACAGCACACGTTACGTTGCTGGTAAAACAACCTTTGGCGAAATCAGTTGCACACTTCACGATCCAATTGCTCCATCAGGCGCACAACAAGTTATGGAATGGGTTCGCCTTTGCTTTGAATCTGTATCAGGTCGTGCTGGATATCCTGACTTTTACAAGCGGGACATTCAACTTAAAATGCTTGATCCAGTTGGTACAGTAATCCAACTCTGGGATATCAAAGGTGCTTTTTGCACAAAAGCAGGTTTCGGTGATCTTTCATATGAAGAAGGAACTGGTATAGCCGAAGTATCTCTCAGTATTCGTTATGACAACTGCGTAATGCAATATTGATTAATATTCCTTTATAATTTATTTTTATTCGTGATATAATGGTGCTATGGAAACTCCTAGCACCGATTACGAACAAATTGTTCTACAAGATTATACTTGGAATAATTTTTCTTTTTTTGACAGCATCAAATATAAACTTCATTTGTTTTTTGTTTGGTTGTTTTGCACTTTATTCCAATCTCATGATTGGATTATCTTGATTAGTTCTTGGAATTTTTCTGACGTAACAACAGTGGAAGAGTTTAGGAAATATCAAGCTAAATTGTTAATGTGTTCTTGTTGTAAAAAAATCAAACACATTAATGAAGCAAATCTAAATGGAGCGGAAATGTTTGCGTACAAACATCGTACATACAAATATTTTAAATATAACAAATAAAAGAGAACAAAATTATATTTATAAACCGAGGTTTATAAATGAATAAACGTTATATTCGTAAAGTTCGCAAAGAAAAACTTCAAGAGCTAAAACATCTGCTTTTTGAAGTATCTAGTTTTTCTCTTCTTCAAGAAAACAAACATCTTCCATCCACAAAAAAGAAAGCAAGATATCTGATTAGCGAATATAATCGCTTGGTTGGAGCTTATAGCTCTCTTTTAATGTTGGAGTTTTATGAACATGGTACGTTAGAAACAATTGGAGTGTTGAAAAATCTAAAAACTAAGAATGCCCTTAATGAAATTGGTATCTTCTTAATGAATGTAGTTGATGAACTACATGACACAGTTGAGGCAATGGATAAGCTCACCTCAAAAGAATCCAGCTATAAAACATCTCAAAAGCCAATGAGTGTTGGTGGTGCATATAATAACCCTAGAGCTTCTATGCCTAAAGCTGGTTATTATTCTGGTTTTGAAGAAGAAATGAATGAAGGTTTATTTGACTTTCTTAAAAAGAATAAAACAGAGCCATATGTACCAAAACCAAGTTCCCTTATGGACCCCACATCAGGTAAAATTGTTGGTACTTTTGAACCATCAAAACGAACAGGGTTAGGGATTTCAGCAGATTATACAACAGAAAGAGAAGCTTTAATCGACAAGTACACTAAACAAATGGGAAAGATTATTCCTTTTATTACTGCTTATCTTGAAGTTTTTAGTGAAAAAAATCAAGAAAAACTAAAGTCAACAAAAAAAGGATTTTTCGGCTCAAGTCAAGCAGCTTCTTTGGTTAAAAGAGAATTTGGTAAAGTTCCGGGGTTTAATGTAGAACAGTTCATAAAACAAATTGAAAAAAACCCAAGCATTGTTGAAAAAAATATTCAATTTGTAGCTGATCCTAACAGGTTTGAAGCTTTAACATCTTTAGAAGATGTATTTCAAAACGTTCAATCAAAAATCAAAAAAGGTTTAGGAGCTACTATAGCTAGTTTTCTTGGTGGAGCACAGCATTATCAACCATCAAGAGGCTAAAAATTCAACAAATAAATTTGTTTTACTTTTTGTTATTCGTGTGATATCCTATAACAAAGAGGTAAAACAAATGAAGAAGCTCTCAGTATTTTATTCACCAAAGCAAAGTGTTAGTAACAACACTTCTTTTTCTCCTAGTGCCGGAAAGCCGGAAAAGGTTGTTGAGCTTTTCAACAAGTCTAACAGAATCAAGGTTTTCGGTAATTGGAATCCTGTTAGTCAGCATGAAATTGCTATTGCTCATGATCCTAAGTTTGTTTCTGATATCATGTCGCTAAGAAAGATTAATGGATTTGGTAATACACTGGAGGCTGTAGCTCTTAGTTTGCCTTATACTGTTGGAAGTTTTCTGCGTGCGTCTGAATATGCCCTAGAAAACAACACTGTAGCAATGAGTCCTACAAGCGGATTTCATCATAGCTGCTATAATAGCTGTGGTGGATTCTGTACCTTCAATGGATTGATGGTTGCAGCATTCCAGCTTTGGAAGCAAGGTGTTGGCCGAATCGGTATTATTGATTTTGATGCCCATTATGGTAACGGCACTCAAGACATTATTGATAAGTTTGATGGAGCTAACAAGCTTATTGAGCACTATACCTTTGGTGGATTTGCACACAACGATGATAACTTCGACGATTGGCTTCTAAGGCTTCCTGCGTACCTCAACACAAACTTTCGTGATTGTGATATTTTGCTTTACCAAGCTGGTGCTGATCCTCACATCAATGATCCTCTTGGTGGTTTTCTGACCACTGAGCAAATGAAGCTTCGTGATGATATTGTTTTTAACTTTGCTGCACGCCATCGCAAGCCAATTGTGTGGAACCTTGCAGGTGGTTATCAAGATCCAATTTCTAAGGTTCTTGTTTTGCATGAAAACACTCTACGTTCTTGCTTGGAGCATTATGTAGATGCAACGTAAGAAGCGCACAGGAGAAACTCTTAAAAAGGTTTCTTGCGAAGTATGTAATTACAATAATCCTTCCGCTTTACATATTCATCATATAATTCCAAGGGCAGATCCAAGATGTTCGAACAATCTGAACAATTTGGCTGTCCTTTGTGCTATTTGTCATAATCTTGTTCATGGGGGCGATATAACGATTATAGGGGTTTATAGCAGCACAGCAGGACGTAAGCTTATGTTTTTCCGTAAGGGAGAACAACCACCAATTGAGCGTCAGTTTTGGAAGATATTACCAGAAGATAATCCTTTGGTGTTAAGAAAACTGTAACTATTTATATTTCATGAAATTAAAAGATATCTTGTTTTTAGATGAAGTTACTTCAACAAAATCTAAAACAGAAAAATTCATTCGTAAAGTACGATCTGATCTTTATCCTATTTTGCTTAAACAAGCACAATTCATTATTTATTCAATGAATCAAAGGAAAAAACCAAGTGATCCTGATGTTTTGAATCAAATGAGCTATTACATGAACCATTTTGTTGATCAAAATCCACTTAATTCACTTGACACATATGGTGTTGGGATGGTACTTAACCATCTTATTAAAGATCCAAAACTATCAGGAAAAGCAAAAAGATACTACAAAGCTGCATTAGATGCTTGGTTGAAAAAGAAAGTTTGATTATACTTATCACAAAAGGGTTTAATATGAATTTAAAAACACGCAACCAAATCAAAGCTGCAATTAAAGAAGCTTTGGATGTAGATCAAATTCTTCTTTCTGGTGGAGATTCACCAGCAGAATTAAAAGAATACAACAAACAAGTTGAAAAGTTTTTAAATGAAACTTTTGATACAGCCGACAAGTTAGCGGAGCAAGGTGAAAAAATGTTGCGTGAAGATTATTTTCATAACACCGCAGCAAAAGAACGTCGTCGTATTGTTT